CTAATTCCAAATTAGTAAAGGTGTTATTGGGGGAGCAGGATGTTCCAACACAAAAAGGACGTGATGCTAAACGTGATGTGCTGACACCAAAAGCAATGCACAAAGTAAAACAAGGCATTAAACAAGCGGCTAAAAAGCAAAGAAGAAGAATGGACAAAGATTCAGTTGATGAAGGCGCAGTCAAAGACTATCTCATGGATTTGGAAGACGATGCTACAAAAATGAGTAAAGATGACTTTGTTAAAAAGCACGGTGAAGGCAAAGCCAACATTTGGGACAAGGTTAACAGTCCAGATTACAAAGATATCAGTGATCTTATGGATGGCAACGAATTCGCAAAAAAAGTAACAGACCTAAAAGCCAAAGGAGCCAAGCCAGGCACCAAGTTTAAAACATCTGATGGCAAAGAACACACACTTGAAGACCTTGTTGAAAAAATGATGTTGGTAAGAGATCAAGTGGCCAAAGCAGTCGCTGATAAAGTTCAAGATTGGGCTAAAGGAGCTTCCATCGACCAAATCAACAAAGTTTTGGCAATGATCAAATCAGGCGCCAAGTTAAAGCCAGAAGGTCCACAGTCAGCATCAATTGAAGAGGATGCCATCACAGAAGAACAGTTTGAACAACTTGCAGAAAAAAAAGATGCATGTTATTACAAAGTAAAATCAAGATATAAAGTATGGCCATCAGCCTATGCCTCTGGTGCTCTTGTTCAGTGCCGTAAAGTAGGCGCAAAGAACTGGGGCAACAAGAGCAAAAAATGAACCTAGCAGAATTTATATTTGAACTTGACGAAGGAACACGTTGTTGGAAAGGTTATGAAAGAAAAGGTTTCAAAACAATGTTTGGCAAACGTGTACCCAACTGTGTCAAACGTGAAGACAGATATCTTGTTGTAGACAAATTCAATCAACCTGTCAAACTGTTTGACAATGAACAGGAGGCAGTTGCTTATTTCAAAGAAAATTATCATTTACTAAATTCTTGCGATGTACATGACTTAGAAGAATCTCATCATGCAGGACTGAGAGCATGGTTTGGCAAAGGCAAAAAAGGTGGTGCAGGCGGAGGTGGTTGGGATCGCTACAACACCAAAGGTGAAAGAATTGGCAAGTGCGGAGACAGGAAAGCCAGTGAAGGCAAACCCAAATGTTTGTCTAAGGCAAGAGCGGCGGCACTAAGACGTAAAGGTGGCAAGGCAGCCATAGCGGCAGCTGTGAGAAGAAAACGTAGAAAAGACAAAAATCCTGAACGCAGAGGCAAAGCAATCAACGTATCAAACAAACCAAGAAAAAAGAAAAAATGAGTGAGATAGTTTATAAAATTATCAAAGACATCCTTACTGATGATGTGGAAAAAATCAAGCCTGAAGCAAAATTAATTGATGATCTTGGAGCTGACAGTCTCACAGCAGTTGAGATTGTAATGGAAATTGAAAAGGAATTAGGTGTAGATATAGATGACAGTGAAGTAGAAAAAATAGTCACTGTGCAAGATATAATAAATATTGTTGAGGCAAAAAAATGAACTTTGACGAAGTAAAATATCAAATATTGAATCCTATGCCTGGGGATGTTTTGACTTTTGAATTTGGTGATGCACTTGCAATCGACACGCCTATTATAGAAGTGATTGATGATAACATATTAGTTTACACTGATGAGATCGCAGGAAAATTAATTAACACTTTAGAAGCAGAGTACAGAGGAAGAAAAGTCAAATTAAACAAGCCTATGCGAGGTGATGTTGCTAAATTTAAAGTTTATGTAAAAGATCCTAAAACAGGCAATATTAAAAAAGTTAATTTTGGCCATGGCGGCACTAGTGCTAAAAAACGCGGCGAAAAAACAATGAAAATAAGAAAATCAAATCCAGCAAGACGTAGATCCTTCCGTGCGAGACACAATTGTGATAATCCAGGCCCTAAGACCAAAGCAAGATATTGGTCATGTAGGAACTGGTAAGTGGCTTATTTAAATCATAACATTCCACCATTTAGTGCTTATATCCGAGACGAATATCTCTACAATCATACAAAAGGACATGGTGACTTTACATTTTGTGATGTACATACCACAAACTGTATGGAGCGTAGAGCAATATTGTTTGAATGCCTACTACCAAATGGAGTAAATTGGACCAGACGACCTATCAATTCATTTGTGTGGAAAAAAGATGCACCTAAACATCCATTGAATATTCATATGTATTGGGACTGTTTTAGTTCATATGTTAGTGTTCAGCGAAGAAATAGGCTAGCAAACTGTCGGGCGGAACTTGTCGACTGGCATGGTACAAAGAGAAAAGGAACCTACATGTTTACTATTGATTTTGGATGGGAAGATAAAGCATCAATGTTGGATACAAACTTTTCTGAAGATCCAGAACATAAGTGTGCTCATATGTTTAGGATGGATGAAGGAACATTTTTTGCTTATCCAAACAATAGAACCATTTGGTATGATGATGCATTTATGGAAGAAAGACTAACTAAAAATCCAGGGTACCTAATTGATCAAAACTTTTACACAGTCGAAAACACAAGAGAAGACACTATAACAGATGATTCTTATTTTACACAATGGGAACAAGACAAACCAGAACAATTTAATGTTGATGATTCTGATGGACATGAAATAGGCCCAGTGCATGTTAAAAGTCCATCTGTCGTGAATGGAGAAGAAAATGAAACTGATTGAACTTGGAATAGATATAAAAAATCAACTTAAGGATCCACAATCGCCTGGATCACGCGGCGTTGCACTTAGCAAAAATGATCCACCGAAAAGATATTTCGACTACATTGTAAGATTTCCAAAAAAAACTAATAGACAAAAGTAATATTTTGCTTTACAATAAGCGGCAAGGAGCAATCTTATGAAAACACTTAACACAGACGAACAAGCAAAAGTAAAACATGTTATTGAAAGTGGCATAAAAGTTAAACAAGAAGTAAAAGATCTATCAGAAGGTTTACGTGATACAGTAAAAGCCGTGGCTGAAGAACTTGAAATCAAACCAGCACTGCTTACCAAGGCAATATCTGTCGCGTTTCGAGAGTCCTTAGACGCTGAAAAACAGGACATTGAGGAGTTAGAAGAATTATTAGCAATTGCTAAAATAAGTTAATGCACTTTCTAATCTGTGGTGATAGTTTTTCAGCCGATACAAAAGGCTGGCCAGGTAAACTTGGCGCTACCATAACTAATCGCTCACAGAGAGGAATAGGGGAGTATAAAATTTTTCAGCAAGTATATGAAGTTGAACAATTTGATAAAATAATTATTTGTCACACTTCACCATGGCGTATCCATACTCCATATCATCCCATACATTATGATAATCCTGATCGACCTGACAACGATTTCATTTTAGCTGATCTTAATCACCACAAAAATAAATCCACTGATATTGCAGAAGTATATTCGTATATAAAAAAGTTTACTGATTGGAAATACGTTAAATTTTTGTATGATACATTTGTGGAAAAAATGCTTTCGATTCCTAACAGCATCCATATTACTTTCCATGATCCTGAAGATACATCCGCTATTAAACAAAACTATTATGATGTTTGGAAAAAATATCCAGGGGACATCAACCATCTAGACACAACTGGAAATGAAATAATTGCTAAACGTATTGAATCTATGTTATAATAAATTATGAGTTATGTAGACGCACTGTTTGATCGTGATACAGATAAAATTTCTGTAGTAGAAAGAGTTGAAGGACAAAGAAAATACATCGAATATCCTGCTCGATATGTAGCGTACTATGATGATCCAAAAGGAAAATTTAAATCTGTTTATGGGACTCCAGTATCACGCATCGCAACCAAATCTGGAAAAGAGTTCAAGCGAGAAGTTCACATGCAGTCAGGAAAAAAACTGTATGAATCAGATATCAATCCTATTTTTAGATGTTTAGAAGAAAATTATTTGAACAAAGATGCTCCGGAACTACAAGTAGCATTTTTTGACATTGAGGTTGATTTTGATCCAAACAAAGGTTATGCCAAACCTGCTGATGCTTGGGCGCCAATTATTTCAATTACTGTATATCTTCAGTGGTCGGATCAGTTGATATCGCTGGCAATTCCTCCTAAAGACTTTCCAAATCCAGAAATCATTGAAAAAGAATTTGAAAATACTATGCTGTGTGAATCAGAAGCAGACATGCTGGACAAGTTTATTACACTAATCGAAGACGCTGATGTGTTGAGTGGTTGGAACAGTGAAGGATTTGATATCCCATACACAGTCAACAGGATACAAAAAGTAATGTCAAAGGATGACACAAGACGCTTATGCTTATGGAACACATATCCACGCAAAAGATTGTTTGAAAGATTTGGCAATGAAGAAATAACATATGATATAATTGGCAGAGTACATTTGGATTATATGCAGTTGTATAGAAAATACACTTATGAGGAAAGACACTCATACGCATTGGATTTCATTTCAAAGATGGAATTGGGAGAACAAAAAACTCCATATGAAGGTACATTAGATCAATTGTATAATAAAGACTTTATTAAATTTATAGAATACAATAGACAAGACGTGGCTCTGTTGGGTAGATTAGATGAAAAGCTAAAGTTCATAGCACTATCAAATGAATTGGCACATCAAAATACTGTATTGATACAAACAACAATGGGTGCTGTGGCAGTTACAGAACAAGGCATCATCAACGAAGCACACAGGCGTGGCATGGTGGTTCCTGATAGAGTAAGAAGGGAGCCAGGATCAGATCCCGCGGCAGGCGCCTATGTGGCATATCCTAAAAAAGGACTTCAAGATTGGATCGGATCAATTGATATCAATTCACTGTATCCATCAGTAATTAGAGCACTTAACATGGCTCCAGAAACTATTGTTGGCCAACTTCGTCAGACACTTACAGAAGAAGAAATAGAACGCAGGATGACCATGGAGAAGAAATCATTCGCAGGCGCATGGGAAGGCGAGTTTGGGTCGCTTGAATATCAAGCAGTTATGCGTAAAGACAGAGCACAAAGTATTACTATTGATTGGGAAACTGGTGAGTCAAATATTCTTAGTGCGGCAGAGGTATATGAACTTATCTTCAACAACGATCAACCTTGGATACTATCCGCCAACGGAACAATATTCACGCATGAATTTTCAGGTGTGATCCCTGGACTGTTAGAACGCTGGTATGCTGAAAGACAAGAACTACAAACTAAAAAGAAAAAGGCAATCGATGCCGGAAATCAAACAGAAACTGCTTTTTGGGACAAAAGACAACTTGTAAAAAAGATTAATCTTAATTCGTTGTATGGCGCTATTCTGAATCCTGGTTGTAGATTTTTTGACACACGCATAGGCCAGTCCACTACACTTACAGGAAGATGTATCACTAAGCACATGGCATCAAAAACAAATGAAATAATTTGCGGCGAATATGACTACAAGGGTCAAGCGGTAATATATGGTGACACAGACTCTGTGTATTTTTCAGCGTACAAACCACTGAAAGCCGAGATTGATGCAGGAAATATTCCATGGTCAAAAGAGTCTGTGACACAGTTGTATGATTCTGTCGCAGAAGAAGTTAACAAGTCTTTTACAAAATATATGCAGGAAGGATTCAATTGTCCAGCAACCTATGGTAAACTGATTGCGGCAGGCAGAGAAGCAGTCGGTTCGAAAGGATTGTTTATCACCAAGAAAAGATATGCTATGAAAATTTACGATCTTGAAGGCGAAACAGTAGATAAAATCAAGGCAATGGGACTAGATTTGAAACGTTCAGATACTCCTGCTTACATACAAAACTTTTTGTCAGATGTGTTAGACAAAGTATTGACTGGATCACAAGAAGATGAAGTAATGGATTTTATAGCGGACTTTAGATTAGAATTTAAAAAGATGCCAGGATGGGAGAAAGGTTCGCCACGCCGTGTGAACAAACTAACTGAATATCATTCACGTGAAAAACGCAAAGGAAAAATTAACATGCCTGGACACGTGAGAGCTGCCATCAATTGGAACACACTTA